GGATTAATATCTACCGTAATTGTTTTAGTAGATTCTTGACGATAAGTATAGTGTGGATTGTATTGCATATCAATTTCCACCATCCAACGCGCTTCGTATTCAGACGCTTCATTCACAAACGAAAGATTCTTAGGTGGTCGATAGTCTAGTGGTTGGCACGACTGCAATCGCTCACATGCATAGGGGTTTTTAAACATTGTGGCAATCTGCCTAGCCCTTGCTTGTCCTAGTTCGCCATAGCAATCAACCTGCATCATCGTCTTAACTGCGGTCTGTACGGTGATTATTCTAAACGGCTCATTGGATAGGGCGGCTGTATCTTCCTCGTCTGAATAGCTCAATTGGTCTAAATCAGTTTCAGTGATAAATGTTATCACTATTCCATCTATAGGAAGTGGCACTCCATTTTGATAGCCCTGAACAATAGGGCATGTGAAGAACTCAAGAAGCATTGCCCGAATCTCAATAAACATTTGGTTTAAGAAATCTATCTCACTCATAAAAAGCCCCTTGTCCAAATGGTCGCAATTCTGTTCCCTCAAACCCAAACCAACCTAGCTTCTCAGCATCAAGCTTGCTTAATCTAACACCTAGTATCTTTACCCAATCACTATATGACTCGATAACTTTTAATACTCGCCAAGCAACTGTCTCATCTTCTCCATAAGGTTTAAACACAATCAAGTCCGATCCTAGCGCCAGTGTTCGTCTTTGCGCTGAAATCAAACCGTTTGCATAAATATAACTATATTGACCTTGTTGCGATATAAGATTCAAATGCTGCAACTGTTCTGTCTCAATCGACTGTGTTTGAATCTCGATAGTAGAGTCTGCATATCTAGGCACTTGCTTGCCATTCGCTGCAATTGTGTAGCCCGCATTTGTTAATAGTGTCGCATCAGGGATATTACTGTTCACCCCTCTTGTGACGCTATTCGCCATCATTCTCAATCTAATAGACATAAAAAAAGCCCTCTTGGTTGAGGGCTAGTATAAATCATTTAGGTCGTTTTCGTAGAGAGTTGCGCCAGTCGCCAGTGTAGCCGAATGATGGGGCGTCAGCGCTATCAAACCTACCAATTGTAAACCACACCAAAAACATGTCGCTAATGTATGGCTGTTCTAATTCAGAATAAATCCATCTTGTATTTTTATTTTCATCCATAGCCCACCAGTTAGCCCAATCAGGCGCTTGACTCCAGTCGGGTTGCCATTCTATGTCGTCAACCTTTACAGCAACAATCTCCCCGCACGCACCTCTTAGTACATTAGGAAATTCGCTTGGTTTGCGCTTATCAGCTTCGGCTTGCATTGCGTCTGCGTATTTCCAAGCGTCCGCAACCGTTGCACCACTAAAGCGCAATAGGTATTCATGCGCCATTTCTAATTTTGTTTTCATAACCAACCTCAGTTACAGCCTAAAATATGGCGTGCCAGTCGGTAGGCTTTCCCGATGTTCGATAGCTAATCTAGGCACTTACTTATAATACTAATATTGCTCTTAAAAAGATAATTAGTATTTCTGATATATGCTCTTATATGCCACTTACTATATATAGTATTAAAGAGAAAAGGGCTAAGTGGCACAAGAGAGTATAAAAAAGCCCTCAAGAGAGGGCGTATTTTATGTCTAAATTACAAGCTTAAATAGCGTCTGATTGTAGAGTAATAAAGCAGAAATATAGGATTGTAAGCACGCTTTTATATCGACTTCATGGAGCGAATTTGATTCCATCTCAACAAGATTTTCGATGGCGCGTTCGATTAGGATGTTTAACTTCTTGGTATCAATTATGAGCGTTACAGGTATATTTTTCATTCCTCAACAACCTCACTTTTTATGGAGTCATGCATCAGCATACTTTCACGCAATGGCGACTGTGTTCCTTTCTTAGCTACCGTGCTATCTGCGTTTGGTGGGTCTGTAAACGTCATGATTGCGGTTTGGATGTCTGTTTGCATTTGGAGACCAACAAGCCCCAAGATTTCAGTAACTGGCAAACCTCTGCCGATACCGCGCAGCGTCATATCAGACCAATTCTTCTTATTCTGTTCGATGGTATCACGGAAAAAAGGGCGGGATGGTGCTGTCCGTGTGCCGTACTCATTCCAAAAAGCCACCAATGGCACTGGTGTACCATCGGGATATTTAGAATTTTCTAGCACACCAACTTTAACGTGTGCGCCTGTAGACTCAGGAGCTAGCTTTTTAAGATAGTTCGCAAGTCCTTCACCTGAGCGCTTGACCATCAAATAAGCCCAGTATACAGAAGTGAAATAATAAGTATGACAACAACATGTAAGATTTGATCTTGGTTAAATGTTAGTTTGTTTAGGCATTTGGATTGATCAATAATGAAATGTGTCACAAACATTATTGATGCTAAAAATAGCGATTTTGTGGCGAGGTATACGCCTAATGAGTGAATAGCACAATGCGCTGTTAAGCAATGATACCAAATAGGATTATACTCACCATTGATTTTTATAGCTTTGAACTTTGCAACAAAGTCGTTTTGCAGAGCAAAGTCACAAAGATAATGAATCATAATTAACAATGCATATATTTTTAAGAAATCCATAATCCACCTATCTAGGCTGAGGATAACGACTGCGATCAACAGGCATTGCGATATTAGTCACAACATACAAGCCTGTGCGATATGGAGCTGTCATCATCCAATATTCTGCGCCGTGTGGCGTTTGGTTGAACCATTTTTCACGACCAACGGCAGAAGTAGGGTAATCCAATGAAACGGAAACACTACCCTCAGTAGCCGAAGAAATCCGACCAACGGCAGAGTTCCCGCTTTGAATCTGTGTCTGTAGTTGCGCATAGTGTGCAACAAGCAAATAAAACCAAATAAGGCGCGTATCCTCGTCAATACAAGAATTTTCGCTATTATCTAGGATCTGCTCAGACTTCTTGAAAAACCACTCTAATTGTGTATCAGAAATACCCGCGAATTGCGGGTAAATCTCTTTAAAGTGGGCAGGGTCGAATACGACTTTTGCCATGGTTATACGCCTTTACCTGCATCAGCATCTTTTTCAACGCCTGCATGTTTGCCTTGTTTAATGCGCTCTGTGCCAGTTTTTAGCTCAGCGGTATCTTTCGCTTGTGCTTTTGCATTGCGTGTAGTTTCTTGCGCAGCAACACAACCTGACGTATATAGCTTGTGGCCTTTGTGTTGCTCTACCCATGCGTCCCACAGCTCTTTTGGCACGTTTTCGGTAATACCATAGCCATGAGCAACGGCAGAACTGTTATAGCCGTTTAAAGTTACTTTCTGATTTCCAACTTGCAACTCAACGCCATAAGGCTTCTTGCATAATACTGTTACTGTAGACATTTTCTGTTCTCCAAAAAGATAATTCATTCTAGCATACATTGACATCCTCCCCCAGCTAAAGCAAGGAGATTCCTCCTGCGAGACGCTCATGCCCGAGCGCAAGAATGTTTAGTGAGGCATTTATATCCCGATCATGGAGCGTACCGCACTCCACACACTGCCATTCTCTTATTCCTAAACCTGATCTACCTTTCGGACTACTGGAGCGTGAGCCACAGCACGAACAAGTTTGGGTGGTATAGGCTTCATTGACTTCTTCAAACAATACTCCTGCGTTCTCGCATTTGTACTCGAGCATTGTTTTGAATGCTGAAAAGCCTGCATCTAAAACAGATTTCGCCATTTTAGTTTTTACAAGTTTTTTAGCGCTCAGGTTGCCAATGACAATCAGTGCATTTTCTTTAACGAGCATAGTGCTTGCTTTATGCAAATGGTCTTTACGACTATTGGCAATTTTTGCGTGTAATGTACGAACACGTTTTTTATTCTTTGCTCGTTGAGCAATACTTAATTTCCGTTCATATTTACGATAGAACTTAGGATTTGAAATAACCGTACCATCAGAACAGGTAGCAACGTCTTTCAAGCCTAGATCAATGCCAATCGCTTTAGTTGCCGTTGGTTTATCTTGCTTAGGTGAATCCACAACAAGACAGACATACCAACGCCCACGACTATCCTCTACAAACGAGCCTGTTCTAACATTGTATTTTGATAGTCCGTAACTATCCCATAGCTTGAATTGATGCTTGCCATACTGCACGTAGCCATCAGCATATTTGATTGCAACCTTTTTGAAGGGTATCCACCCCAAAGAACGTCTTGCAGACTTCTTATTACTCACTCGCCATTTTAGCTT